AATGGTTACAAAAGAAAAATTATTCCTATACAATAGAGGAGAACAAATTCTGTGGCACACCAGGTGAACAAGACACGCTTATCACACCCGAGGCAGTTAATGGTTTTGTGCGATCTCTGGGTGCTCCTTTCAAGGCAAGAGATTACCAACTACAATCAGTTTACGCAGCACTTCGGCACAACCGTAGACTACTATTGTCCCCCACAGGATCAGGAAAATCCTTCATAATCTATTGCCTAATTAGATGGCACCTACAGTTTAAGAGAGAAATATTAATACTCGTACCCACAACCTCACTGGTTGAACAACTTTATAAGGACATTGAACAGTATGGATTCTACGCTCGCAATACCATCCACAAAATCTACGCAGGAAGAGACCGTTATATCGAGAGTCCTGTTGTCATTTCTACGTGGCAATCTATCTACAAGGAATCTAAAAATTACTTTAATAGGTTTGATGTTGTTATCGGCGACGAAGCGCACCTCTACAAAGCAAAGTCTCTAACAGGTATTCTCAATAAATGCCACAATGCCAAGTACAGGATTGGATTGACTGGCACCCTTGATGGTATGCAGTGTCATCAACTGCAACTGGAAGGTGTATTTGGTAAGGTGAATAGTGCTATACGCACAAAGGATCTGCAGAAGAAAGGACACTTGACAGAACTGAAGATAAACATTCTGTTGTGTAAGCATAGATATACTCGCTTCGAGGATTATCAGGAAGAGATTAACTATATCATATCCAATGAAAAACGCAACAAGATCATCACTGGTCTTGCGCGAGACTTACCTGGAAACACACTGGTACTATTCAACTACGTGGAGAAACACGGAGAACCTCTTTACGAAATGATAAATAGTAAAGGAGGAGACAAACATATCTTCTTTATACACGGAAAAGTTCCTACAGAGGAACGAGAAGAAGCACGCCAGATTTGTGAGAACACCGACAAAGCAATCATCCTTGCATCGTACGGTACTTTCTCCACTGGTATCAATATAAAAAACCTACATAATGTGATATTCGCATCTCCATCAAAGTCTAGGATTCGCAATCTTCAGTCTATTGGTAGAGCATTACGGAAGCACGACTCTAAAGGTCAAGCAACTCTATATGATTTTGCTGATGATATAAGCAATGGTCATTTTCACAATGCAACTTTGAACCATTTAGTTGAACGTATTCGTACTTACAAGGATGAGAAGTTCGACTATTCAATCACAAAGATCAAACTAGGAGAATAGTATGTCTCTAAATTACATAAAACCTGATGAAGAATTCTTTGGATGTATGAAACTTACATCTGGAGAGGAACTACTTGGGCGAATTGTTGTAGTAGAGGAGCACAAAGGTTTCTATTGTGCATTCATTCAAGACCCCGCTAAGGTTCACTCTAGTGAAAAAGTTATTGATGAAAAGCGGGCGGTCGCTGTAGGTCTCAAGAAATGGATGATCTTTTCTGATGAAGATTTCTTTATCATTCCTGAAGAAAGAATCATAACAATCGCGCCGATGTCGCACGACGCGGTTCTGATGTATAAGTTTTTTTGTAAGCAGGAACTCAAGAAAAATCCCGACGACCTCCCCGATTCGAGTATTGAACTGACTCAGGAAATGGGTCTGATCGGGAAAGTTGAAGAAGCAAGAAAGAAACTTGAACAACTCTTTAACGGTAATAGCTAAGTATATCCTTTGCAACCCTGACAGTGTTGATCATAATTGTTTTAGAGACCAATGTCAAGGGTATCAATAGATATTGACGAGAACCCTGTTCTATGTTATGATTTCATTATGAATTAACCATACCGTATGGCGTTAATGGCACCAAGGCGAACCAAAAATCAGCACTATGTAGATAACCAGAAGTTCCTTGCTGCTATCGTGGATTACCGCGACCGTGTGGAGATTAGTAAAGTTCGCAATAAACCAAAACCTAGGATCAATGAATACATTGGAGAGTGTTTCCTAAAGATCGCTACACACCTTTCATATAGACCTAACTTCATCAACTATATGTACAAGGAAGATATGATCTCAGATGGTATTGAGAACTGTGTACAGTACATTGACAACTTTGATCCTGCTAAGAGTAAGAACCCTTTTGCATATTTTACTCAGATCGTTTACTATGCTTTCCTAAGAAGAATTGCTAAAGAGAAAAGACAGATGGATATTAAGGATAAGATCATTGAGAAGTCTGGTTTCGATCAAGTATTCCATAGTGATGGTGATGGAGATACCGCTACACTGAATAGTATTAAGTCCCGTATTGAAATGAACAATCGTTACTAATGATAGTAGAACAACTTGCAACCGTAATTCGATGTGCGGTTCTGGAGTTGGATGCTGTACGAGTTGAAACACCACAAGATTATATCTTCAACGGTGATCTTGTAATTAAAAACGAGATCTATAAGTGTGAAGGTCTTCGTAAGTTACATCTTGAGATAGCAAAAACAAGTGCACTAGATGTATTGCACTGTGTATTTTTTCCAGACTTTGAATACCCAATACCTATCTTCGGTGCTGACATCATCGCAACCAAGACAACAGTTACTGCTGCTATTGTAGATGTATCTCCTGTACATAAATGCGGTAACATATATGCTAGTATAGCACCCTTAGCAAACTCGTATCATTTCTCTACGAATAGACCACTACCACTATGGGGTGAGATCTTCTCTCAATACTGTAAGTTTGTAAGGTTAAAGACAGAGAAAGAAAAATTAGACTTCGTTAACCTTGTCAATAATATACTGATGGTATATACAGACTATGCCAAATCAGCACAAAGGGATGACAAGTGGGTGAATAATATGTTAAGATTGGATGACCAGATCTGGTACTGTAAATCCCAGAAACAAAACAAGAAGACTCTCGCTGTTCTGAGTCAATGGTTCAATCCAGAATTTGCCAAGAGATACATCGACGAGATGCTCTTCGATACACCCAAGATCAAATGAACGATTCAACATTGCAACGCATCGCAGATGCACTTGAGAGAATTGCTTCCTCTCTTGAACACCTTCACATTGAGGAGATTGAACACAACCACATTGAGGGTGACATTAACACACACGCTAAAACTTGGTAATGAGACTTACACAAAAACTAATCGATGAGATCCAGATTGCTCTACAGCATACCAAAAAGGATGGTACAGTAAACTGGAAAGACGGTGATGAGATTGAAGTCAGTGTTGCAGGTACGTTTGCTGCTGACAAGTTCATTGTCATCAACAATAGATCCAAGAAACCTTGGACACCATCAATCAATAGTACACACCACCCCGATTATAAAAAACCAGAATGAAAGTCCTACTAATTACAGATCAACATTTTGGTGTCCGTAATGATCATCCTGTATTCCTAGAAAAATACAGGCAGTTCTATACGAACACTGTGATTCCGTATATTAAGAGGAATAAGATTGACACGATCTTTTGTCTGGGTGATACCTTTGACAAGCGTAAGTCAATCAACTTTGCTTCTCTTGAAGCAGCACGTGATATGTGGTTTGATCCCCTGAGAGAAATGGGTGTCAAAGTAACTACCCTTATCGGTAACCACGACATATACTATAAGAATACTTTACGTGTTAATGCACCCAATCATCTACTGGGTGAGTACGATAATATTACTGTCATAGATGAACCCACAGAAATAGAATACGGTGGTAAGAAGTTTATGTTCTTGCCGTGGATTTGTCCTGATGATAAAGAAAAATTTGGCGACGCAGTTGATAAGTCTGATGCTGATGTTCTTCTCGGACATCTAGAACTAAATGGATTCGAAGCAATCCCAGGTCACGTGATGGAGCACGGAGAAGATCCTGCAAGGTATGAGAGGTTCCCTCTAGTTTGTACAGGTCACTATCATATGAAATCTAGGAGAGGTAATATCCAATACCTAGGAAACCCGTACCAACTCTACTGGAATGATTACGGTCAGAGACGTGGATTCCACGTCCTAAATACTGATACGTTGAAGTTAACATTTATACAAAACAAATACGATATTTTTTGCAAACTTTACTACGACGATTCTAGGAATGATTACGATGACATTCCTGATCTCTCACAACTGAAAGGATCATTTGTTAAACTAATAGTAC